AATCTGATTAAAATCAGGAAGGTCAAATAAGTCAGAAAAAGAAGGCATATTATTCTATCCTAAGTTTACCGTAATCCATGGAAATATTGTTGAGGGGTTAAACCCGAAGGATTTCCGCGCCATCCACCACCTTCACCTCCACCCATAAACCATTTATACAAATCGCTTTCTGGATTTGCTCCTAAATAGTCTAAAGGATCATGTTGCAATATTTGTGATCCAAGCTCTCCGTACCCGACTCCGCCAAAACGCTCGTAAGCCGATTTTCCTTTTCCAACGATATCTGGGAGAAAACTTTCAACCGGGTTGGGAAGCGGCAGAGCTAAATCAAGGAGATTACCTTCAGGAGACAGAAGTTGAGAACCCTGTTCTATATTAAATGCAAAAGGGTTTGTCGGTCTACCAAGCGCCAAACCTTTACCAATATTCACTCCTTTAGGGTCAAAAACACCTGCCTGTCCAGCAGTCGTTGCAGCTTGAGTTGCTGTCGGTAACACAGCGGAAGCCTTTGCCGTATTCAAACCCTTACTCCACTTCGCCACCTTGCCGTAATGTCCACCACCGGGTGCGAAACCGGCAATCAAACCCGCCTTTAATCCAGACATAAGGGCATCTTGCCCCATTCCGGCTCTAAAGCGGCTTCCTGCCGCCCTAATGTCTTCAATACCGGCTTCCTTGCCATACCGGACGTCTTGTATGTCTGGAGCTTCAGCTCCGCGAAACATCATACCGGGTGACCAGCTTTCATTATACCCGAGTTTGGAGCCAAACAGTTTTCCAGCGCCAGCTCCGACGCCAGCCATAAAAGGCACACTTAGACCAGCGGTGAAAGGAGCCAATGCGGCTCCAAGAAATCCTCCGGCAAGACCTCCAATAGAGCCAAATAAACCTGATCTCTTCTGTCTTGCTGCTGCTGCTTCCGCTTCTTCCATAGCGGCTTCATGCGCAGTTTGTTTCAGTTTGTGACGCCGTAGGGCAGCTAAGCCAAACGACGTTTTATATGCACCGGGTTTTTTACCGAATTGTCGATATGCACTGGGCACGTCTCCACCTTGCTGATATTGTCGAGGCATAACGCCTCCATATTGCATTCCAAGTAAAGTTCTCATATCAGTTCCCTATAAAAACCGCGTAAAGCAGGTATAACCATACGTTTTAAAATAACACATATATTTATCTCTTCAAATAACGCAATTGATTGATTATCTTTGTTTTGCACGACGTCGTTTAATCCATTCCGTAGTAGTCGATGACTACGATTAAAGTTCCGGCAGTTGAGTTTGTCGTTCCATTCCCCGTACCGGCGTTGCAGACGTATACGTATTGATCGGAACCTCCGTTCCTTACCGTATCCCTACAAATCCACACTTCTTTGGGATCGTTCTTCAAATCTACGTCCTGTGCGCTTGCGCTGTCGGTACTGTCCGTATTGGCTACCCCGGCTCCAAGCAATTCGGTGCCTGAAGATATGGATGAATCAGCCGCAGTTCCCGAAGTTGCGGACATTTGGATATTTACCAAATGCGTAGACAAGTTACTTACCGTTTTGACTATTCCAACAACGTTTGTTATGATGGCGTTTGCCGGAATCTTTACGCCGGAAAGTTCCACTATGACCGTATTGTCTCCGCTATGGGCATATCTGATCTTTTGCTCAATGGCTATCTTGTGACAGCCGGCGCTTATCGACACTGTGCTCTCTGGAGAAACGACACCTACTCCAACCCTTCTTTTAATGATGGTGTCGCCATCCACTTTTAATTGTTTATCCACGTATTGATTGCCATCGGCAGACAAATACGTTTTATACACCTTTCCATTTTTTTTAAAAGATAAAGATGGCTGTTTATTGGACGTTTCACTAATAATAATTTGTCCATCAGACATTCCACCTGCGGATGGCGGTCTTCTTGAATATAAGTTGGATTGTTTCAATCTTAGTATATTTCTAATCTCCCTATTTTTTATAGGGTTTCTTACAAACCGTCTCATCAGCTTACCGCCCCCTGCCTAATAAATCTATATTCTACGGTAATGTCGTTTATCTCCAATGATCCCGTACTTGGTGGATTAATCCTGAGCTGTAAACTCTGACAGGTAATTGGACTAGCGGGTTTAAACACGGCAACGTCCCACGGGGTGGAAACCGGTAGCGTATCACTATCGCCAGCTCCGGTAGTTATTGTCCCGGTACCGGTCGTTATGTCCGTCCAGCTTTGGGTTCCATCAACGGCATATTCCATTGGATTTGCCTGAGAAGTACTCCCAGCTTTATAGGTAAGGATAACCTTGTATATTTTCTTTTTTAATCCCGGTTGACCAAAATCCATATCTCTGGTAGTCAAAACCTGACTTGCATTTGATCTCACGTGCGGTAAATATTTCTTTATTGATATTGTCGAGGCGCTTGCCTCCGTTCCGACTATCAAATTATTGTTCCAGTCGGTGGCAAAGTTAGTATAATAATAGCTGTCGTCGAAAAGATTGGTGTTGTACGACCAACCAGCACTGTCAAAATCATATATGAAACATCTATTGCTGTTGTCTGACAAATCCTTTGGTGAACGCATGACAAGCAATTGATTGCTTATTGCGTCATAACCGACCATTACGTCTTTCAAATGACCAGAACCTTGGGCGAAATCACTCCAAGATGGAACACTGCTATTGGTGCTTTCAAAAACTCCAAGTTTACCGTCAGTTAAATTTCTTACTGAACGACCATCATACAAAAAACAACCGGCTTCATTAGCCCAAGCAACGCCAAATTCCGTTTTAACGACGCTATGCTGATAACTTACTCCCATTTTTTGTATGGTTTCTTCTAAACCATAATCAATAGGATCAACGCTTGATATGTTAATTATATGAACTAGATTGTGTTTAAAAGCTAAAAGCCTATCTGCAAATGATTCCAAAGCTGTATACTCACCATAATCACCTAATGAAACGTCTATAAAATTTAACGGCAAAAAAGTGTCAAACTTATTTGCCTCTGAATACATTATTCTGTCACCGTATTTCTTCTTTGAGTCGCCGGGCTCTTTGAGTGTGACGTTCGCGACAAACAATCTTCGACCGGCAATGGCGGAAGCCACGTGCGTTTCTTTTTCTTTTCCAAGTGAATTGAATTTTTTATCGTGTGCGTAAGTATTTATGGAGCTATACGTATCAAGATTTTGTACTCTGGATTTAAGACCGACGGAAGAGCTTACTCCTGACCAATAGCCTGATTTTTGCGTATGTGCAACAGTTCCAGCGGGTCTATAAGTCCAAGCCGTATAATCACTTTCCAAAGTCATTCTAGCTCCTTGAACTATATCTATGTCGGCAAACAACGACAAATCGTCCGCACTCCCAGATTCACGTATATATATCCTTCCGCCAGAAATTCTGCCGGAATAAAACCTATCGGCATATACGGTACATTCAAGTGATTTGTCGTCTTCAGTTAATTCATACGTATTATTAAACTTTTTCGGTAATGATTCTTGGTGACCGTCATAAATAAAAGTTTGCCAAAACTCATACGTATTGCTTCCCCACTCACCATCGTCAGCATGGTCTGTAACCCCTATATTCCAAGCAATGCCTCTCTTATATATATCTCCGCTATTATCGGCTATCTGTGCATCGGTAGTGTTTCCATAACCCCTATAAACCCTTATTTGCTGAGGAGTTCCCCCGGAACCCTCCGAAGGTCTTCTAACCATCAAACATTCCGGGTCTTCAGATGATGAGCTGAGAACGGAATAAACTTGTCCAACTTCAAAAGCAAAATTTGCCGACGTTGCCGCTGTGGCAAATTCGAAATCTATATAATCTTCAGTTATGGCAGTGACCACCTCATCCGTCTGAACAGCAAAATTTAATATAGAGCCGCCTGTAGTAAGCTTTGAATTTAAAGCTTCGTAATGGGCATCCGTACCAATAGTATGCTGTGCACTTGTAGGGTTTGCAATAGCTGACGGTACCATTAAATAAGACGGATGCTCGTACCAACCACCAAAAGACAAACCTTTAGTGTGGTCAAACTGATTTCTTTGGATATAACCATACCATTTCATTATGGAAGCATTTTTTGCGTTTATATCTGTAACCCGCAATACTCCATCTGCAAACGTAAAAACAAATTCCGAAGTAGCTACGTGCTCACTTGATGAAGACATAAGATTCGTATTTATTTCTGAAGCCAACCATCCGTCATCAGTTGAACTCGGATTGGATATTCCATTATAAGACCATACGTCAATGGCGTTATTTTCACCGTCTCCAAGAGCAACCAACTTATCTCCAGTAGTCCTTCTTGATTTTATTACAATACCGGAAGCGGCGCCATCTGGAGAAGACGTAAACGTCAACGTTTCACCTGATCCGACAAG